TGGCCATGAGCCAACAGCAAATTGCGGCACTCATTCGTGAACGCGCCAGCCTCAAGGCCCGCGGCTTACCTGATCGCGTTAAACAAGTTGATGAGCAGCTGCGACTACTTGGAGCTAAAGGTGTGACGCCCGCAAAGCGTGCTGAGAAGCGCGTGCCTAAGAAGGCGCGTAAGTAATGGCAACGGGTGACCTTTGCACGCTTGCCGAGGCCAGGGCGTTCCTTGAACTGCCAACAGCTGACACGGCGCGTGACGCACTGATCAGCACCACCATTTCGGCGGTCAGTAAAGCCATTCAGCAGTACACGCAACGTGAGCTTTACCCAGCAGGCACGGCAACACGCGTCTTTAAACTTCCGATGGGGCAGTACACGCTCGCATTGGCACCGTATGACTTGAGGTCCGTTACGTCATTGACGTTTCATGCTGACGAAACTGGCCTGGTTCTTACTGCCGCGGATTATCAAACGCAACCAATTACGAATCCTGACGGCATGTATTCAGCAGTGCAGTTCAGTAATCAGGTTGCGAACCTGTGGAACAGTGACTCAGCACGGTACTTTGGTTACTCGAGGGTGACGATTGCTGGCACGTGGGGGCCGGCCGCGATTCCTGTTGACGTGAAGCAAGCTTGCGTGGTGTCGGTTGCTGCTGCGATGCGTAGGGATGTCGTAAACCTTGACCTTGGTGATGTGCTTAGTGATCCGCGTGAGCTTGGGCCCGATCGCCCAACGAATTATGCTCTGCCGGCCGCTGCACTCAGGTTGCTGAGTCCTTACCGGCGTGTTGGACTGCTGTGAGCTACAAAAGCACCGCGCCACTCATGAAAGCCGCGTTGTTGACCGCTTTGACGGCGCGTGCGGGCTTGTCAGGCGTCACGGTGAGCTACGGAGCCCCAACGCAAGGGCCACGTGAGTTTATTGCGCTAAGTGACATTAGTGGCACGCAGGAGTTCGCAATGCTCGGCAAGTTGCGTAAGGACGAAACGTACACGTTGAGCGTGTATTGCTCAGTGCTGCGTGAGGGGAACATGCAACAGACTTGCACTGAGCGCTGTTTTGAACTTGCCGCTGAGATTGAGGATGAATTGCGTACTAATCCGACGGTCACTAGCACCGTGAGGGTGGCGCAGTTGAGTACTCCGTTTTCGCTTGAAGAATTTGCGTCGGATCAGGCGCGTCAATCAATCCTCACGCTCGGCGTTGAGGCAACAGAAAGAATCTAATGCCGCACGTAACTTATGAAGGGCCGCATACCGCGGTGCAAATCACTCTTGAGGCCAGCGTCGTTGAATGCGATCGCGGCGCAAGTATCGACGTTCCTAAGAAGGTTGCTGATGACCTTGTTGCTGGCGGCGATTGGAAGCTTGCGAAGGCCGCAAAGTCCACATCTAAGAAGCCCGTTGAGGGCAAGGAGTAATAATGGCTATTCGTTCAGGTCTTGCAGCACAACTAGGTCTTGCCGCTGAATCAACTTGGGGTACGGCTGCAACGCCGAATCGCTGGTTTGAATTCACGGATGAGAGCCTTGCCCTAACAACGGAGCGCATTGAGTCCGAGGGACTTCGCGCTTCTAACCGTGTCATGCGGTCCGATCGTTACGCGGTTGGTAACAAGGCTGTTGAGGGCTCGTTTAGTCTTGACGTTACGGCTGAGAACTCGGGGTTGCTGTTCAAGCACGCGCTGGGTTCTAACGCGTCGGTTAACACGTCAGGAACGGTTTACACGCACTCCGCAACGCTTGGTGATCCATACTCGCTCGGCCTTACTGCTGAGGTTGGTCGCCCTGGTAACGACGGCACCGTTCGTGCGTTCACGTACTCAGGTTGCAAGGTTCAGGAAATGACGTTGAGCAACTCCGCAAATGAGCTGCTGAAGGGTGAGTTCGCGCTTGTTGGTAAGGATGAAACGACTGGCACGATCACTACGGCTAGTTACCCAACGTCGCAGGAGCTCTTGAGCTTTGCTGGCGCAACGATCACGCTTGCGGGAACCGCTTATGAATGTAAGGACATCAGTATCAACGTGAATAACAACCTTGACACTGACCGGCGCATTCTCGGTTCCCAAACCATCAATGAGCCAATTAGCGCTTCGATGGTTGAAGTCACTGGTGACATTACGGCTGAGTTCAAGGATCTCACCGCTTACGCACGCATCACGGGAGCAACACATGCCTCCCTGACGGCTGCGTGGGTTGGCTCGAGCATCACTGGCACGTACAAGCGCGGCGTGACCGTCACGATGCCTGTCTGCCGCTTTGACGGTGACACACCTAACGTTGGTGGCCCTGGCATCGTTGAACAGAAGCTCACGTTCAAAGCTCTGTATGACGGATCACAGGCACCTATTACGATCGCAACAGTAAACACTGATACGACTGCGTAATGGCAGATCAAGTCATTCTGTTTGAGGACTTTGCAAAGGTACGCAAGGGTCTAAAACTGCTTGACGTTGGTTTGCAAAAGGAGCTCGATAAGGGCTTGAAGGGTGTTGCCAAACAGGTTGTTACGAAGGCTCAGTCTGAAGCTACTCGCAAGGGTTTGGTCAAGACTGGTGAGCTGGTACGCAAGATTAGTCCGAGCGTGACGCAGAAGGGTGTTGCGGTTGTCGCTAAGGCTCAGCGTGAAGCGTCTAATGGGTCACGTGGCCCGAGCCGATACGCAGGCAAGGCGTTTTCGTACCCAGCGGTTTATGAGTACGGCGGCCGCGGCATGGTTAATGCCACGGGTCCGCGCGCGTTCTTGCGTCCTGGCTTGCAAAAAGCTGGGCCCAAGATCGCTCAGGAGTTAGAGCACGTCATTAAGACAACCGTCAGCAAAGCTGGCTTTCACTAGGGGGAATCACATGGACATTAAGTGCCCTGCAGGAACGTTTACGGTGCCCGAGGAGTTCACGTTGCGTGAGATGCGCAGCATTAAGACCTTGACGGGCTTGTTGCCTGGTCAAATTGAAGATGCGCTCGAGCAAGGCGACCTCGACATTGTGTTGGCATTGGTGATCATTAGTGCTGCCAGGGCCGGCAACACGCTCACTGAGCAAACCGTGCTGGACTGGACGCTCAGCGAGATTGATTTTGTTGAGGAGCCTGTTGTGAAGCCAAAGAAAAAGGTTGAGGACCCTACGCCTGCCTGACCGCTCGTCACCTTTGGACACCGACTTTGGCTCGCGTGTTTGGGGTCAGGCCGTGGGAGATGGATGACTTGTTGCTCAGTGAGTTAGATGCGATGGCTGAGGACTTGAAACGGATTGGAAAGGAACGCAATGGCTAGAACCACGCAGGCTCGGGTTGACATCATTGCGGACAGTGGCAGCTACGTTGCTGGCGTCAAACGGGCAATGGCTGCAACCGACAAGTTTAATCGGTCAACTAAGAAGGTTAAGGGCAATCCGTTTAAGAGCGTTACCAGGTCGGTTGCGGGTCTTGCTGGTGCTTACATTGGTGCGCAGGGTCTCATTACTGTTGTTCAGGGCGCTGTTCGTGAGCAGCAGCAAAGCATTAAGGTTGGCCGGCAAACTAATGCGGTGTTGAAGTCAACTAAGAGCGCCGCGGGGTTGTCGGCTAAAGCCATTAGTGATTTAGCGCAGGCGCTGTCGGAGAAGACTGCGGTTGATGATGAGGCCATTCAGTCGGCTGAGAACTTGCTGCTGACGTTCACGAAGATTGGTAAGGAAACGTTTCCTACGGCTACGCAGGCCGTACTTGATTTGAGCGCGGCTACGGGCACTAGCTTGAAGGGCGCAAGCATTCAGGTTGGTAAAGCGTTGCAGGACCCTGTAAGGGGCTTGACGGCGTTGCGTAAGGTTGGCGTGAACTTCAGTGCTGATCAAACCAACGTCATTAAGAAGCTTGTTGAGACTGGTAAGACGGCTGAGGCGCAGAAACTAATCTTGAAGGAGCTTGCTACTGAGTTTGGTGGGTCGGCAGCTGCGCAGGCAACACCGCTCGACAGGTTGAAGGTGACGTATCAGAACTTGCTTGAAACGCTCGGCGGGTACTTGGTGCCAGTGTTGAACAAGGTTGCTACTGCAACAATCAAGTTTGTTGAGCAGTTTCGTGCCGGCGTTGGTGCTGGCGGGCAGTT